GGTGTAGCCTCCATCTGCCGAGATACTGTTGTTGGTAATAAGAAAGCCTCCTATTGTGCCTTTATCAGCAGTTATCTCTCCTGAGAATTTCCCATTGATGGTCTCTATACTGCCGTCCTCCAATATCTTGAAATTACCGTTGGCTGTGACCAAGCCTTCAAGTTGGATATTGTCGGCTTTTATTTTCACACCCTCCTGTCCTGCACCGACAAAAGCCTTGAGACGACCTTCGCTATCGATAGCATACAAGCCGGACATTTGAGCTGTGGTCACAATGCCGGACTCCTCAAGAACCTTGCCGTCCCGGTCAAAATTCTGAGCCGCAATTTTGACGAGCTTTTCAGACTGTTCAAATAGAGTGCGGTACTTGTATGTGAGAGCCTCGACCTTGTCGGTTGACATCACGAGCATATACACGTAGATCTCCCCGGTAAATGTGAGCTTGAAATCACCTGTGCCGTTCCACAGTCCATCGCAGGTGAACTGCACATAGCCGGAGGTGGATTCCAAATCCTCCTCGACACTGAACGAGTTGAAATTCTCAAAGCCGGATTTATCAACACCATCAAAGCCGATAGTCAGTTTGCCCGGCTTGATACATTTGTAGAAGAAACTGAGATAGACCGGGAGAGCCTCTTTCTTGCCGTCTGAATTGACCTCGAATGTAGGCTTGCTGCGCAGATTGGCGTTTTTCTGAGTTATGTACTTGTCGATGATTCGGACTACGGTACGACCGTCATCTTTGGTCACACTCGCGGAGTTGCCTTTCTTTGTCAGCACATTGTTATTTACCCACAGCCATTTGTTGCCCACAAGGAAGAATACAGCCTCGTTTGAGGTATCCCATTTCTCCATGCCGGACGCAAAGGCCGGGTTGCTCAAGTAACCTTTGTCCGCAACAAAGTCATCGCGGACAGCCTCGATCATGCTCTCAATCCGCCCCTCGACAATCTCGAACTTTGTCTTTATGTCTTCGCCTGTTGACAGCAGGAATGTGCCGCGCAAGTAGGCGTTATCAGAGTACAGACCATCTCCGTGAGGCTGATTGTCTGCCGGGAACCAATCATCGGTTATGCCGTCAAGGTTACCGAGTCGAGTGCGAAGGCAACCGGTGAAGTTGGTAGTATGAACACCATCGAGGACATCGATACGGGGCTGACCGTCCTCGGTGGCTGAAATTAGTATGAGGTTCTGACGCTTGGGGTCAGAAACATTTCCCATCAATACACACTCATCACCTTCTTCCGGAATCGCACCGGCAAAATCAGACTTATATACACAGACATAATCTGAACCTGCCTCACGAATTTCAACCCAATAGCTCTTAAGATGTCCTTTTGTAAAGGTCTGGCATCGCATCAAATCGCCTTTAACAAAGGTATTCTCTTGTTCAAAGGATATATGCCAATGCGTTCCGATATTATCAACCCGTTTGATTTTGCCATTGGCGGCAGACACACATATCTGACCACCTACACTGCGGATCTTTTCAATCAGCAGTTCAAAGACGGTCATCACCTGACGCACGGTCAGTTTGTCGATGGTGAGATGCGACAGTTCGTTCTCAAGCCAAATGCGCCATCCCTCTCCATCGAATCCGTCAACGAATTTCGGACTGCTCAAAAAGCGGCGCACAAGCAACGTCAACAGTTCGGCATTGCCCGAACCATCGATTGCGCCACCTTGAGAACCGGGAATAAAATCCCCGGCTTCGATACCTTCATCAAAGATTATCTTCTTCTTTGCACGATCGGGGGAGTTCTTGCTGATAAATTCCCGTTGGCTGCGCCGGGCAGAAAAGAGGTTATTGTCAGTCGGCAGAGTATTATCCCATGTGCGGATCACATCCGGCAAAGCTGTGGACTCACCGATTGATTTGGCGTAACTGCGCACATCGGCGATTGAGTCAGCCATTTTCTCTTGAGATGTCCGGCTGAGAGCATCGCTGATTTCAATATCCATCGATGAAGGGAGATTGACTTTCCGGGTAATCTTGGTGATGCGACTGTCCCGGAAGCCAAATTCAGGAAAGTATTCCTCGCTCTCAAGACGGACTCTCCGGCCAAGAGTGAGTTCCACTCCATTCTCCTCAATCCAAACGTGGTCGGTGGGAGCCTTATAGACGGAGATGTCAAGGTTATGCTCGGCATTGTATGCGTTGACCGCCGTCAGGAATTCCTCCTCTGCGAGCGTGTAATACTCGTCCGGCATACGCAGATTCCAAAGGATATATTTATCTCCGGCTTTTGGCACGAGCTTGTCTCCGGGCAACTGCATGTCGTTGTCATACGGCCATATCGTTATGATTTCAAACTCACGGGTCGTGCTGTTGAAATTGACTTCAAAATAATATGTGCCGTTCTCTTCCTCGCCAAGTCCGGCAAGTTCGCTTCCTTCCTGAAAGGAGACTCGTTTCACAAGACCGCCGATTTCGTAATCGTTGGGGTCAAATGGAAGGCTGTTGTCAGTGAAGTAGTAAATGGTGAAGGGATTTCCGTCTTCGCCTGTCTTGACCTCACTGCGCACACTGCTGACTACACCTGTGCGCCGGGGGTATATGTCGGCAAACGCATCGGCCTCATAATGGTCAACACGTCCGTATTTGTCTGCATTGATTTCAACATATTTCGCGCCGCCGGGCAACTGCAACCGGGTATAGCCATACTTTTCCCGGTCAATATTTCGGCTGCTGCCTACCGGGTAAAGACGGGTATAGAATTTTACGTTGTCTGCGGTGTCCGGATCTATTGATGTCAGACCCTTGTCATAGCCGAGATGGACAGGCTCACCATGCTCACACTTGCAGATGTTGACGGTCTGCCCCTCGACCCACCATTCAGCACCTACCTTCTCGGCAATCTCCTTCAGTGCCTCATCGCAGTATTTGCCGAAGTAGTCGATGACAATATTCTCCGTGCCATTGACCTGTCCAACCTTCCAATCGGTTATATTGCCCATGCCATTGTTCATGCACTTGACAATCATGGCTACATGGTCGCGTGGTGGCGCGGTCAAAGTGAATACGGGGTCTTCCTCATCATCGACCGTCTTGATCACGAGCAGACGTTTTATCATGCTCTCCACCCCATAGAGTTTGAGGTCATAGACCCATTCCTTCCGGGAGTTCTGCTTTGGACGATATTTCTCGGTCAGCCAAAAACGCTCACCAAGGAAATCGGCGTAATCATCCACATCCAGTTCTATATGCTCGTAATGGGTAAAGGAGAGCGTGAGGACACTGTCACCCTGCACCTCCTTTACCTGCGTTGAGCTGTCATTCGGGGATAGTTCAACCTTGGGGTTGCCTACCGAGTCGTATATCGTTATAAGCATATTTGAACGGCGTTTGAATTTCGTTAAAACGAGGGTACAGGCTCACGAAATTTAACCTTGAACCGGCTTGCATGGACTCCCTCTTTCCATAGATATGTGAGCGGTTTGTATGAGGAACTTTCCACATAATACAGCCGCATGGTAAGGTTCAGTTCCGGCAGTCGCATGGAGAGCCACCCGTTCTCACCCTCCTTGAGGAAGGTGATGAAATCCCGGTACTTCTGCAACCATTCGCTCCGGCTCTCGGCAAACAAGGCGAAATGAAGGGTGACATCGCGCTCCTCGTTCTTGACATCAAGAACCGATGAATACTTACTCCCGTTCTCTTCCCGGATATTGACCGCCACATGAGTCTTGACTTTCGAAGGAGACATTATTGAAGTGAGGTTCTCCCGACCGCCTTTTTTCTCCTCGGTCAGGAACGCCCCGAATTCAGTCCATATATCCTTGCCGTTGATGATGACAAGGTTCTTGAGTGCTTCGCTGTTCATATCATCGTGTTTTGATACCGTCTCTGATTATCTTTTTCACATCATCGGCGACCTCATCAAGTTTATCTGCGGCTCGCCCTGTATTTTCCTCGATCTTGCGAAGAGTGTCCGAAGCCGCACCCCACTTCGCCGTAACATCCTCGATATTGTCATCTATCGATGAAAGATGCATCTGTGCGCTCACAAAAAGACCCTCAAGTTTAGTCCCTTGGTCTTGGCTCATGGCTGCGAAACTTCCGGATTTACCCGATTGGCTTGACCCACTTGTCTCCGGATCATATCCCATTGCATCGGCCAAGGCATCACGCTCGGCAATCGCACTGTCAACAATTTTTTTATAACTGCTGCGCAATGCCGCCAATTCCGCGTCATCGAGTTTGCCGTCATTGGACATGGCATCTGCGAGGCTGTTGTACCAATCCTTGAGCATCTCGGAATATTTGTCGCTCATCAGACTCTCAACAATAGTCCCGAATAGCATCTCATCGAGGTTTTCCGCAAAGGATTCCGCATCAGACTCCATATCGAGCAATTGACTCTTGAAGTTATCCCGGAGACTGCTGAACGACATCCCTGTCAATTTTTCCCGGAGTGCGTCCTGCAACTCATCGAGCTGCTTGTAGTAGTCAATGTAATCGTCCATATATTGGGCGGCATTCTTGTATCCATCATCAGCCAATGCCTTTATCTTTGAATAAAGGTCATTAGCTTCATTGAACACCTTTGCCATATCCTCGCTTGACAATCCGAAGAATGCCCCGGCACTTGTAATGTCTTTGCCCACAATGTCGCTGATGCGTTTCCAATCGGCAGAGGACATCCCTTTATTAATCTTGTAGTTTGAGGAATGGTGTCCTCCGATACCAAGGAAACCGTTGCTGTAAGCACTGCCTGAACGCTGCATCATTTGCTGCGTATTAGCCATTGATTGCTCAAGCAATGCCTTCTGTCGGTTATACACAGCCTCTGCATCCGCAACCGACCCCTCCTCAAGTTTTTCAGCGAGGTTGTCGATGGATTTCTGCAAATCCTTATTAGATGCAGTAAGGTATTCGATGTCGGACTCAAGCGTCTTGTCACTGTCACCGCTGCCGAACCATGAAGAGAAGCCTCCCCATGTCAAGGCATCGAATATTTTCCCGACACCGCTCAGAATACTTTCACCAAGAGTCACGAATAAATCACCGGAGAGTATGTCGTCAAGGATTCCACTCACGGCATTGAATACGGCATCAAGGAGTCCTCCGATGACAACACTGAGACCATCCTTGAACACATCGATGATACTTGCAATCCACCCGATGATGGGCACATCTTCAAGTGCATCTGCAACCTTTCCGAATGCCTCTCCAAGTTTGCCACCCATCTTCTCCGCACCTTTGCCGAGAGAAATCAAACCATTGTAGGCTCCGGACAGGCTTCCCGATGCGAGTTTCTGCAAGCCATCGACAACACCGTCCATTGCAGATTTTAGTCCTGTTGCGGTGTCGGAAACGGCTCTTTGGGCGGCATCGGTGACATTCTGAGCATTTTCCACATTCTTTGCCGCAGCAGCCTCATTTTCCTGCGCTGTAGCAAGGGCTTGCTCTGCCGCTTCCTTCTCCGCTTCCGTTCCTTCAGCCTGTGCCGATATGTATGCCTTTTGCGCCGCGATCAATTCCGCATAACACCGGGCATATTCCTCCTGCGACTCCTTAAGACGGATCACTGAGGCTTGATAATCATTTATCTCGTTACCGAGCCTTTTGAAGCTGAGATTATTCGCACCTCCCATGTTGCGCTCCATCTGCCGGATGGCATCGATGAGAGCCTCTTGACTCGCATGGTCGGAATTCTTGAATTCATCGGTCTCAATATATGCCTTCGCATCGGCAAGGACAGGGGCTATCACCTTACTGAACATACCTCCGAATTCACCGAACACGACACTCCAGTCTATATTAGCCTTCAGTTCCTGTGCCTTTACACCGGCAATGAGACTGTCCCTTTCTTTACCGAGTGACAGCCTCTCTGCCTCTGACCCGGCTTTCTTTATCTTTTCTGCATACTCACTTGCTATCGCAAGTTTCTGCTGTTGATATGATCCATATTGACGGAGATGCTCCTGCATGAGGGCAAATTCCCCCTTATAGGCTTCGGCAATGGCTTTCTGCCGCTTCGCTTCATTCAACTCATCAGCATAGTCGATTGCCTGTTGCTGTTCCTCATTCAGATCAGCGGAACGCCCGGCTTTCACATTATCTACCTCCCAATCGCTCTTCTGTTTTGCGATGGCGTTTTTCCGAGCTTGATAATCATCCTCTATCTGCTTGAGTTTTTTCTGCAAGCCTTCATCCATAGCCTCAGTCTCGGCTTGGTCATTCTCCTGCTGCATTGCAACAAGTTCGAGTCCAAGTTTTCGCTCAACCTCAAGACGGCGAGCAGCCTCACGTTCCTGCTGCTGTCGCTGACGCTCGGCTTTCTGACGCTGACGCTCAGCAGACTGTGCGTCCTTGTCTGTTCCGGGCTTGACCTTGTCGTATTCTTTTTTAGCCATATCAGCAGCCTCCTTGAGTTCCTTGGCTTTTTTCTCAAAGTCCTCTTGGGAGAGTGAATTGTTGGTACTGCTGATGAAATCATTGTAGGCTTTCAATGCGTCCTGATATTTCTTTTTTGCAGACGCGACCCAATCTGCGGAACTGTCCACCGGCTTGTTGCGGCGGTTCTGCTCCGACTTGAGTTTATTGAGCTGATATTGCAACTCGTCTCTTGAATAAGTACCGTTGAGTTGGGCGGTGCTTTGGGTAATAGATCCGTACTTTTTCTCCTCAACCGCCATTCGCGCCAAGAGATTCTCTCTGCGCTTAATCTCTGCTTCAAGAGTGTCATTGCTTACTCCCGTCAGATTCTCGAAATATGAATTGACCTCATTCTTGCGAACCTGCGTCTGCAAGGAGCCTTTCTTTTTCTGAAGCATCTTATACTCCGCCAACTCATCCGGTGTCAATCCTCGCCTCTCAGTCACTTTGACATAGTTGTAACGACCGGGCTGATGGGAGTCTGCCTCAGTCTTGGTACGGGTCACCATCTGTTGGCTCAAGGCTGTCAGTTCCTGCAATCTTTTCTCAACTGAGTCAAGTTCATTCTCTGCCTTTGTGATGGATTGTTGCCCATCAAGCGCAGCGATCTCCTCCTTGATTTTTTTGATATTCTTGAGTTTCTCGTATTCGGTGTCATATTTCGCAAATATGTCCGGGTACTTCATCTCAAGTTTATTGAGAGCCTCTCGCCGGGTGTCCGTTGATATTGCCTCATCCCCGGCTATGGAACATAATTCCTCAATCTTACGGCGGTGCTCCTCTTCCGCTTCGATTACTTTATTCTTTTGGCTTTCGTATGCTTCCTCCGCCTCCTTGACCCGTTCTGTCTCATTCTTCATGGAGATCAGAGCCGCTGCCACTCCGGCGAGCAGAGTTGCCACGAGGACGTATGGATTGGCGAGCATTGTGGCATTCAACATTTTCTGCGCCCTTTCCACAAGGAGCAGCCAATTATAATGCAATGCCTCTGCCGCAGTTGCCCATCCTTTCATTGCCACCACAGCCATAATCGCCGTGCGATATACACCGTATGTTCCCACGAGACCGAGCAGGATTCTTCCGAACCGCTCGTAGTTTTCAATCATGTAGGAAACACCGCTCAGAGTCTTGTTTATGACACCCTCGGACTGCTGACCAATTTCGTTGAACATCATGAACACGGCATCCTCGATGTTGGAGATCTGACCTGTGATGGTCTTGGACTGTTCCTCCATCAGACCGCCGAATTTGCCGCCCTCGTCAGTAAGGCTCTCGATGACCTTCTGAACCTCCGGGAATCCAACCTTTCCGGCTTCCACAAGTTCCTTGACCTTGCTTTCTGCCACACCGAACTGTTTGGCGAGTTCGCCAATCATAGGAATGCCACGTCCGGTGAACTGATTAAGGTCTTGGGTGTATAGCCTGCCTTGAGCCATTGTTGTGCCGTAGAGGTACACAAGATCATTCAACGGCACGGAAAGTCCGGCAGCGATGTCTCCGAGACGTATCAGGGTCTCATTGACCTTCTCGGCTTCAAGACCATAGGCGAGCAACTGTTTCGCGCCATTGGCTACATCTTCAAGACCAAACGGTGTGATTGCCGCTGTCCTTACAAGCTGCTGAAGCAGTTCATCAGCTTGGGATACACTTCCGAGCATTGTCCGGAAGGCTACCTCAAGCTGCTGAACCTCTCCTCGTACATTGGCGATTTTTGAGACGAGCTCCTTGACAGCGAATGCCCCGGCAAGCCTACGGAACGTCTTGTCCATAGACTGTGTGGTCTTGTCGAGTTCCTCCATCTGACGTTTGGTCGCTTTAGCGTCATCGCTGAGTCCGGACACAGTGTTCCTCGCCCAGCTGACGCCTTGCGATGCCCTGTCATTCAAAAGTATCTCAATTCTTACCGGCTGCATACTGTTCGCTTTTATGTGTCAAGTTTACTTCGGAAAAATCCTACGATATTGTTTGCCTCATCCTCTGCGCTGACGGCGGATGAGTCACCGCCTGTCCCATTTACTTTGCGCCGGACATAGCGCGGTGCGTCACTGAGCATCATTATCAAGGTCTGATAATTCACACCGTTGAGTATGTATCCTATGCTCCACCCGGTGGCACTCGCCACCTGCCACACAAACCCGAAGAGGCTATGGGAACCTTCATATTCGGTTCTTAACTCCCCCTCTTTCTTTGGCTCATCCTCAGCTTCATCGGATTCGTCCTCTCCGCTGATTTGATAATAGGAATAAAAGGGTCTGTGCCCATCAGCGAGACGAAACGCTTCATCACGCCGAGCAGTTGGTCATTGCTCATGCGGTTTCTCACGAGCCATGCCATAGGTTTCAGCAAGAACTTTCTCGCCAATGGACTCCGGCACATGGTGTATGCGATCATCCGGGACAGTGCCACTCCGTGTTTCGCTATAAACTCCATTGCCTGTCGCTCCGTGAAAGACCACATCTCATCGCTTGTGACTCCCATCGACAGGTATGTCCTCGCAATGAGTATCTGCCCGGAAAGGCATGGTCTTTTCATCCTGACCAAAAATTCAATCGGCTTCTTACGAAAAGGAAGGCGCAGACTGAACAAGGGTACATCGACCCCGGCATCAAGCAATGCGTCCGCGCCTTCCATCTGTATCCGCCTTACCGTGGCGTCATCCATCATGCTTTAGCTGTAGATGCGGCACTGGCTGAATCGGTGATAGTGTAAGGCGCACCACCTCCTTCGGGCTTGTTGACCTTGAGCTGACATTCAAGTTTGGAGACCTCGGTGAGAGTCAGCTTGCCGCCGAGATTGCCGAGCAGAGTTGAGTTGGGGACTGTAAGGGTCTGACCCGACACAAAATTGATGACACATTTGCCGGAGTTCTGTACAAGGTCAGAGGGGGCATTCCAACCGGTATAGTTGGGTTTAGTTCCGGTAAGAGTACCACCGAGAACCTTCTGAATGTTCTCGTAGTTGAGCTGGATGATGTTGAAGGTCGGTGCAATCTGACCGTTTTTCTGTGCGAGTGTCAGAACCGGTGCATCAGGCACCTGCTCGGCCTCTACATCAACCGATTCGGGTTTTGTACCACCCCAATCCCAGGATCCTTTCTCAATGTATCCTATCTCGAAATCCGAGAATGTCACACTGGCGATGCCATAGATGAAGTTTTTATTTGCTGCCATTGTTTCTTTTGAGTATGATTGTGAATACTGTTATTATCACTCCGCCGACTATCCCGATCACGAAGTTGACTATCGGATTCGCCAACGGCTCCGAACGCTGTTCTTTCAGCGTTTGAACATCGTTCTTATACTGCTCAAGCGCGTCCCTCGCTCGGTAGTAGAGTTCTTCGTAATATTCCACTTGGCGTTGCAGACTGTCGCAGGTGGCTGCCACATATATGACCTCTCCTTTCCTTGTCACTGTTGCGGTAGCCTGTCCGTTGTGCTGCGAGTAGGACGCATCCGAAGGAAGCCTAAGGAGGCTGTCCACGGGAATTGTTATCTCCGCACGGCTCTCCGGCACGGTTTCTTTTAGGATCAACCTTGTTACGGTTGCCACGGAGTCGCGGTTCTGCAAGACCGCTTCCGTCCGAATCTCCTCCGTCTGATTCTTTTTGGTTGTCGCGCAGCCTGTGCAGAACAGGGCAACCACCGATGTTATCAGAATGAGGACAGCCGGAAGCAGCCTCGACAGCCTTGCGCAGACGTTGCATTTCTCTCTTGGTAGAGGCCATTTCCCTTTTTGTGGCCTGTAGGTCTTCGCGTGTTGCATTGAGTTCCTCTTTAAGGGGTTTCACTATGTTCTCGACAAGAATACGGGTGGCGTTTTCAGTGTTGGTAATCCGAACACTCTCGGCATCGGCCTTGGCACGCTCCGCATCTGCATTGGCTTTCCTTACGGTAGCCTTGAGGGTGATGACCCCCACCACCAGAGCAAGGAGGCCACCGCCAAGTAAAATGTTGAGGATTTCACTGAAAGTCATTGCCACTCGTATTTTTGTTTGTCACTGTTTTATGCGGCCTGATTTATGCCGATTGATTTGAGCCATTTCTGAACATCGAAGCTCGGACACGCCTTGGCCGCGATTTCATTATGACCGATGATACGCACATCCGGGAAGCGTCTGTGGAAATCCTTGACATAGGCTTCCATCGCCTTGAGTTGCGCTGCGGTTCGGGTGTCCTTGGGATTCATCTTGCTGTCACAGCCTCCGGCATAGACAACATGACGGCTCACCGAATTGTAGCCTTTCGCGCCATTGGTGATTTCCCACGGATCGACATTCGCGTCCTCGTTGTTA